GACATTATTCGTGGCCTGCAGGTCTATGGGTACAAGGTTGTCAAGCCCGAGGCTTTGACCGTCGGCATCATCACCCTCTAACGGTCTAAGCAAGGAGAAAATATCATGGTCGCATATACTGATACAGTTGGTTTTAACAAGGGGTCTGCTGCAAGCACGGCCTCTACCAACAACCGGACCTACCTTCAGCAGGTAGACCTAGACTTCCCGGCAATCGTCGCTGCCCGTTTGGCTGCGGGCTTAACAGCACTTGCTGCTAACGACTCGTTGGCGGTGCTGCATATCCCGGCCAAGACGCTTATCCTAGCGGTTGGTATTGATGTCACGACTGCTGAGACTACGGCTAGTACCATTGATATTGGCTACACGGGTGGTGATGTGGACGCTTGGGTCGATGGTTTCGATCCTACGTCTATCACCAGTGCAGTTGGCCTTGGTGCGTTGATGACTACGGCTGCCGCGACTAACTACCACGCAACTGCTGACACCCTTGATATGCTGTTCTTGACGGCACTTCAGGACACGTCAGTCATGCGTGTGTGGGCTGTCATGGTTGACTGCTCGTAGACACATCTGGGTAGGGGGGTCGTCGCCTCCCTCCCACTTTTTATAGGGGACCTGTTATGGGTGCTAATGCAACAAATGCAGAAATTGTGCAACTCGATGTAGTCACTCAGCTGAAACTCGCCGGGACAGACGTGAACGCTTCCGCTGCTGAGATTAACATGGCAGCTGATAGCTCAGCAAATTCAGAGATCCGTACTGCGCTTAGTACACTCACTGCTGCTGAGAGTGGGAAGACTATTTTCCTTAACAACGCAACAGGCTTCGTTACGACCTTACCGGCACCCGCTATTGGGCTTCGGTTCACGTTTGTAAACATGACGGTACTCACTTCGGGTGACCATGTGGTTGTTACAAACGCTGCTGCTGCCATTATCGAGGGGCACATCCTCGTCGCTGGTGCTGCTGTCCTCGGGGTGAACGAGAAGCAGGTCAACTTCAAGGTCACTGCTGGTGACGCTGGTGACTATGTTTCTCTAATCTGTGACGGTACGAGCTGGCATCTTAATGGCTCTGCTGCTGTGACTGCCGGTATGACGCTTACCGCACCTTAAGACTGGTTGGGGGGGCCTAGGCCCCCCCGCTCTCTAGGAGATTGCTATGGCTACTGCCACGAATTTGGTTACGCCGGGGCGCTGGCTTCGGAATATTAAGAATGGCACCATCTATGGCTGGTGCGAGTTGCTGGATGCTAATCCCGCCACTGAAGAGGTCTCTGAAGAGGTCGCTTTTCCCGATAAGTTTTTGCCTGAGGCCCAGAAAGGCCGCAAGTCTGCGGTGAATTTGGACGAAGGAGAAGATGTTGTCGTGGAGGCTAAGGCCAATACAGACAAGCCAAAGACTAGGGCGCGTGTTGCCCTGGAAGCTGATGCATCTAAGGGATTGGGTAAGGCGTGATTTTAGACGACGTCGTTGCGGAGGTTAGACGCATTGTACAGGATGAGACTGCTGCGTCTTATCGGTACACCGACGTTCAGCTTTTAAGTCTGTGCAATCAAGGGCTTAAGCGTATTCAGCTGTATCGGCCTGACCTTTTCGCGTATGTCGGCACCGTTGCATGCACGCAGGGGGAGGTTCTACAGAGCGCCCCTACGGATTCTTACCGGATTATAGAGGTCTACGGCATCGTCGGTGGCGACCGGGTGGTAGAAGCTAACCGGGAGGTCCTAGATCAGAACCTCCCCACCTGGCCTAATGATGCAGAGGCTGCAGCTATTAACTGGATGCGGTCCATTCGCAATCCGAACAAGTTCTTCATATACCCTCAGGCTCCTGCGGCGCAAACGCTGACTGTTGAGTATTCCCAGGTCCCTCCGACGTATGACGGCACCACAGCGGTTACTCTACTCCCGGACACATATTTACCAGCGTTGGTCGACATAGTGGTGTTCTTAGCTGAGGTCATCGACAACGAGCATGTCACCCAAGGTCGGGCTAAGCTGTTCTATGAGTCGTTTACCCAGCTTATGGGGATCACCAGCTCCAGCATAGCTATCACTGATACAGAGCAGTCTGGTCTGCAGCCGCCTGCGGAGGTTGTCTAATGGCTACGCGTCTGTTCTCTGATATGGTTAATCGGCTGTCTCCTAGCGCTCCTGGGGCACCCCAGCCGGTTCTTGTCACGCATATACGGGATGCTGCTATAGAGGCTTGTGAGCGCACCCTAGCGTGGCGTTATGAGCTGCCGGGGGTTGCCCTTGCCTCAGGGACAGCGAGCTACGCGTACGGCGCTCCTGCCGATACGGAGGTCCACGCTATCATCACATCGGCCATCAACGGTGTGAATGCGCCTAGCATTACCCTTGAGGCCACTCATAGGCTATACCCTAAGTACCCTGATAATAGTGCTAGCGAGCTTAGTGCGCCGCGATACATTGTCCACATTGACCCGGATACATTCTATGCAGCTCCAATACCAGACGGTGTTCTTACATATACGGCGGATATGTTCGTGGCGCTTAAGCCCTTGCGTACGGCTACGGGCATGGACCAGGCTACGATGGATGATCTTGAGAATGTCATCATTCATGGGGCGCTTCAGCAGCTTCTAGTCATGCCTGAGCGGACATGGAGCGACAAAGAGCTAGCTGCGTATCATGCGAAGCAGTATGCTTTCAAATCAGCAGAGCGTAGAGCGCGGACGAATGTAGGAGCAGGGCGTGCATGTCTGACTGCTTACGCCCCTCCTTTTGCTTAGGAATTAGGTCATGGGTGCTCTCTTTACAAATAATTCGTTTTCGACATTAGCTTCGGGGATTACCGATGTAGCTACGTCGATGACTGTTGCTGGTGGTGACGGAGCGCTGTTCCCTAATCCTACCGGCGCTGATTATTTTTACTGCACGCTGATAGACACCTCCAATAATCTGGAGATTGTCAAATGCACGACGCGGGCGACGGACGTTTTCACCATAGTCAGGGCACAGGAGGGGACTACTGGCCAAGCATTTTCTTCTGCTGATCGTGTTGAGCTTCGTATTACAGCAGCAGGGCTGACTGAATTAGTCTCAGCGACTGGCACTGACACCCTCACCAACAAATCCATAGACCTCGGCACCAACACGCTCACCGGCAGCTTGGCCGAATTTAACACGGCGCTGCAATCCGAGTCGTTTGCCACCCTCGGGGGGGCGGAAACCCTCGTCACCAAGACCTTGACCAGCCCAGTTATAAATACAGGGGTCTCTGGAACGGCGATTGACACGGACGTGGCTCTTACGGCTAACAGCGACACGCTCATTGCCAGTCAGAAGGCCACTAAGGCTTACGCCGATGCTGCCGCTGGGGGGGGACTTATTGGTATACAAGTTATAACCGCTACAGGAACATATACGGCCACTACTGGAACTAGTTCCGTTGTTGTGCATGTTATCGGAGCCGGGGGTTCCGGTGGTGCTGGACTAGATAGTGGTGGTGATGAAGCTGGTGGCGGCGGGGGTGCTGGCGGTTATGTTATGGAACGTATTACTGCATCATTTGATGGAGTGACGGCCACCGTTGGGGTTGGTGGCGCGGCACAGACTACTGTTGGCGCGACCGGCAACAATGGTGGCACATCATCTTTTGGCACTCTCAATTCCGCTGGTGGGGGAAGTGGTGGTATTGGCGCTACGAGTGGTGGTGCGGGTGGTGCAGGAGGTACTGCTACTGGTGGAAGTATAAACATAGATGGCAAGAGAGGGCTTGATAGAGCACCGGCTGACACTGCAGCAAGTGGAGGACAAGCACAAGGCCCTTGGGGAGGGTCTGGTGGGTATGGCGCGGCACAACACGGACAAACTACCGGACAGGCTGGAACTGTATATGGTGGTGGTGGCGGTTCTGGCACAGGTAATGGCGCTAATAAGACTAGTGGTGCTGGTGCTAACGGTGTTATTGTTGTGTACGAGTACTCGTAAATGAATGACCCGGCAAACCATAAGGAGAAAACCATGAAAACCATCTTTGCATTTGCAGTCGCTTTGCTTTTCGCCATCCCGGCCTATGCTGGGTCTGACACTTTCGACCTGG